AACTTACATGCCATTCATCTTGTACAATATTAGTATCAAGAAAGTTTAGGAATTCTTGTAGATCATTTCTACTTTCATGTATAACAAATATCTCTGTATCTTCAGATCTTACATCTTCAAAGCAGGCAATGAAACAATTGGATAAAGTTTCATAATCCATGACATAATGGGTCCTATCATTTGTTCTCATAAGCTAGTTCAGTTAAGCTGTTCCCCCTTTTAGTTAAATAAAAAAAGGAGTAGTTAAACCACTCCTTCTTTATGTAGTTGTAGTTTAATTACTTTGTTTTTTCTGCAGGAACTTCTGTTCCTAAAAATTGATTGTAGTCAAATGTCTTTGCATTAATAGCAAATAACTCTACTAAATCTTTAATAGCATTTGCATGCTCAATATAGAATTCTTGAAATACATCAACTTTATGTCTTTCTTCTTTACGGCCTTTTGCACCCATTGCTGGTTGACCATACTCATCTAACTTAGGAAGCATCTGTAAAGAAGTTCTTCTAATTTTAGATATAACCACAAATACTTTTGTACCTGGATCAAATATACATTCTACATAAGGACATTCTGTGGTAACTGGTACCATTCTAAATGTTTGTTGGTCTTGCCAAGTTGCTTGGACAAGCATCATTGATTGATTACTCATTTTGTTAGTTTTAAATTTTTATAAAGATACTTCAGATTTATTAATATTTTCAAAATCTGCTACTTGAATTAATAATTTTTCTTTTTCAAGATCTGGTTTATCACATAATTCACCTGTACTTTCTAATAGATCTACAGGTACATTTAATAACTCAGCATATCTTTTAAAAAAATCTTTTGGGAACATGTAACTTGTAACATATACATGATTACCACTGTTTTTATCAAAAAAATTAACAATTTTGCGCTTTGTTTCATCATTTATTTTACTGTATTTTCCATTTATCAGATTATTCCAATCAGATCCTAGATCAGAAAAATCAAATACCCAAACACTTTGAGAAGGTGACACTACATTATACTCATGTAATCTAGTATGTTTAAGTAGCACATTCTTTTCAAAATCTTTAAAGCCAAATTCTTCTGTATCATAAATACAAATAAGTTTTTTATCCTCGGGTTCATACTGATCATTCCAAGCAAGATAAGTCTCACTTGGTACTATCTGTGTACCCCTTTTAATGTCTAAGAGCGGATAAATAAATATCTTAGACTTTTGGAAATATTTCCTGTAAAGCGCATTAATTACCATAACTTATAATTTTACATTACCCAATGCTAGGTCATATGGAAGATCATATCTTTTATTATTATAATGCCATGTAACTTTTTCTATTACATGATCAAAATCAATCTTCCACTTCACTAGTGTTTCTTGAGACACTTGATAAGGATAAACTTGATTGTACTTATCAATTACTATAAAAGTAACTTCAAAGTTGTAGTCCTTAAATGCTGAGAAGTAATGCTTTACCAGCTGTATATAAATAATAGCTTGAATCCAGTATCTATAATACTCCACAGAATCAGGAAAATCTTGTATAGACTTACCCAGAGTCTTTAAATCATTTATAAAGATAGTTTTTGTATTGTGATCTATAACAACATTGTCAAGCATTCCATGATAGCCAAATGTTTGTTCACTTGGTTCGGCCTTAATAAATAACTCATTAAAAACTTCAATGGTTTTGTCATCTTCATCTTTGTCTAATTGTAACAGTGTTCTAATGTCCTGATTAGCTCTAAGCACTTCTACAGAAATTCTGCATGCTGCTAATGTTGGCTCATCAACTACTGTTTTATCTAAACTAGCTTTGAGGAATTCAAAATAATCAATGTTTTCTTGAGTTAAAATCTTGTCAATTCTTTGTTGATCAGTTTTAAGAGCTTGGTATAAGTTAACTGTAAGAAGTTGTGTAAGTATTTCTTGAGAGTAATCAGACAAATTTAATGAATTATTTCCTAATGTCAAGTGATATCTGAAAATATTATCAATAATTTTTCTTTGGCTATCCGTGGGGATCTTGCCAGGCATTGTTAAAAATTGTTTATCATAGTTCTCTTCCTCAAGTAACAAACAGTGCAGAACACGCCCTGCTACCAGGTGCGCGTCTGTACTGTCCTCTCTTTGGTTGAGCACATAATGATTGTAAAACATTACAGGGGAGAATAATAACTTATTAATCCCACTGTAACTAAAATAAAACTTTTTCTTATAGAAAAGTTCAAGTTCATCAGAACCAGTCAATATCTGGAGTGCCATTTGTGTCTATTTGATTGTTATTTAATTCAGATTCGGAAATTTCAGAAACAACTTCTGGTTCTAATACATCTGTGTCATCTTCTTCTTCCTCTTCTAAAGTTAATGAAACTTCTATGTCTTCATTATCTACTCCATAAAGTAAATGTGACACTTCTTCCTCACTGGCAACTTCAAAATTGTCTTCAGTTGCAAACTCAGATTCTGGAATTTCTTCTGTTATGTCTTCAATAACTTCTTCAACAGTTAAGATTTCAGATACAGGGTCTACAAAATCTTCTTGTATTCCATAAGTATAGTTACTATTAAGTTTAGCTAAAAGATCTGGAACAACAGAAATAGTTTTTACTGTAAAGAATGTGCTATCTCCTCTATTCTGGATATCTTTAGATGCATAAGTCAATAAGATATCAAGATTATCAGAAGTAAGTTGGCCTTTATCTATTAAAGAGTTTACTACATTATCAATGCTAGTATCAAGATAGTTTTTATCTTTTCCTAAATAACTAATCAAAGACTTAAAATTGACATGAGTCTTAGTCTTTGAGCTACCAATTTTATAAGCATACTTATAAAACAATAATTCTAGATAAATAAGACTTTCTGTATATTTAGAATTAGCCATGATTTCCATAGCAAGAACATGATTATCAGTATCAGAACTATCTAACATTTCAGAAAGATGTTCAAACATTACTTTATCAATCTCAGCAGCATCTTCACCATTAAGTACATTTATTACACTAGACTCATCTAGTATAGTTTTATCTTGTAAAAATTTGTAAAGCTCTTGATACTCTTCTTTGACAATCATTAAGTTTTCACTATAACCAAAAGTCTCATCTTTAATAATTGAGTGCTCACTGTTTATCATTTCTTTTAGATTATAATCAACAGCAATGAGGTCTTCAGTATAAAATTCAAGAGATGTTTCAACCTTTTCTATATCATACTCATCCATTTTTGGTTTAACCAATTCAAAAAATGCTAAAAACTCTTTAATAGGACATTTATACAACCAATTTGTACTAGTCATTTCATTAAGACTTTTCTTTGAACCAAAAAATACAGTTGCTTGATTGAAGTCTCTTACATTTTTAACAGCATGCTCAACACATACATTTTTAAACTTTACTCTAGGTACATTTACATTTGGTAAAAAGAAAATTTTATCTCCTTTAGTTGGAGTATAAGGTATTTTATTCAAAGATAACTCATCTGAAATATCTTGTCCAAAACCTCCTACATGTAATTTAATACTAAATGATACGGTACCAAGTTCATTTACATAGTCATATCTTGAGATTCCAGACTTTATTTGTAATATATTCATATTTAAAAATTAAAAAGGGGAGTTTTACCTCCCCTGTTAAACAATTTATTGTACAGCCATTTTGACTACATTTGTATTCATCATCATTTTAGAGAACTTGTTTTTGTTTCCATTAACAATCTCTTTAACCATATAATATCTAAGGTCATTTGTAAATGCATCACAGTCTGTAGTTAACTTAACTAATCTATTAATCATTGCATCAGGCACTGGTTTAGTATCAGCATAAGTCAATGAATAATTAATTAATCTGGTAGCAATAACACTAGAGATATCTGCCCTAAAGTCATCATCTTTACCTACTGCACCTGTTAAAGCTCCCATAACATAAGCTTCATCTTTTGTAAATGTATCTTCCGGAGATATGATTCTATCTAGTTTATTATTGATAAACATAGTAAACATACTAGAGAAATCAACACCAACTGAACCTTCACCAATCATTTGGATTAACGGAAGATCATCTTCAAACTTAGGAATAGAACTAATACCATTAAAGAAAGTAGTCACAGATCTTGGATTAACTCTTTGAGTTACAAGTTCTGGATTCATCAACATAAAGTTAATACATCTACCATCAATCTTTGCTTGTTCTGCCCATTTAGCCCATACATTTACATCATACTTCAACTCAACAGAAATAAATCTTGTTTTCTGAGCTACATCTAGACTAGTAACATTATAGTCACCATTGTCTGGATTAGTAGTCAAGATAACATGCCAGTTCTTAGGTAACTTCCAAGAAACATATTCTTGTCTATCTAATATTTCCATAGTTGCTTGCATAAAGCGGTGATCAGCTCTAGTATAATCATCTAATACTAAGAATCCACCTTCACCTTTACCTTGAATCCATTCCGGAGCAGCATGAGACATGCGTTTATCTACAATCTTAAAGCCTGCTTTTTGAGCTGCTTGAATCTGTGCTTCATTAATCCATTTAGTTTGCCCTTCAGCATTCTGGATTTGAAATTCTTTTACAGGAAAACCTACTAAATCACCTAATTCTTCTAACTGAGATAAATTAAGTTTTACTACTTGCATGTTTAACTCTTTACCCAACTGCATGATAGCTGAAGTCTTACCAAGACCAGCATCACCTTCAATATTAATAGCCACAGGAACTTTTCCTTCAGTCTGGATATGTTGGTTATTCTTAACCATGTGTTTAATAAAACTTTTTAATTCTTCTACATTTAATTGAACTTGACTCATAATTCTTTTTTTTATAATTCTAACTTAATAACTTTACCCGGAAGATCATTATTCATTTCTGATCTTTCTGATATAACCCATAGGACATTACCTTTAGGTCTAACTGAAGCATCACATTCACCATCTGTAAAATATACTAGACTGGTAAACTCTCTCTGATGTTCATTATAATATTCTAAGACAGGATCAAATTGTGTTCCTCCTCTACCATGAACTTCAAGTTCATTCTTTCCTTTATAAGATTCAATACTACGGATACTAGTATCACACTGTATTATAGTAATATCTACTCCTGCTTTATAAATATGATGTATCTCAGACATAAACTCAGTCAATTCATCATTACTTACAGAACCTGAAGTATCAATAGCTAATAGCATATGTTGTTTCATCTTTATCTTAAGACCCGGATTGTCAGAGAATCTTCTATTCTCTTTTCTTCTAATCTTTTTAGTATAAACTTTTGAACTAACACCGGTAAATCTTCTGATATATCCGCGCCAATCAAATTTAGCTGCAGTAATTTCATCTAATTTAATAACACCATCAATCTCACCAGGTATAGTACCTCTTTTCTTTATAGTTTGATCTTTAGCATCAGATAAAACTTTTTGCAATTGCTTTTCAATTAACTTTTGCTCAGCTTCAGTAAGATTCTCAAAGTCTTCCCATGTACTATGGTCAGGCATTCCATCATTATCTCCTTGATCCATTTGATCACATAGAGCATCAAAATTAGAATCACCTGAAGTACCGGTTTGATCTTTCTTATCTTTAGCTTCTCTTAGCTTATCATAATAATAATTAGCACCTGCTTTAATATCTAGATTTAGATCAGCATAATCTTCTAACATTACACCTCTTGGCGGAAGTTTATCAGCTATTGCTTTTAGTTCCTCTAGTGTAGCATTATTTTCTTTAGCATATTCTAATTCAAGCTGTACAGCTGTTTTAAGAGCATTAAAACCATCAGCTGATAACTCGGCTCCTGGAAGCCATGTTCTATCAATATACTGATTGATTTCCATATCCATAGCAATGTTTGCCAGTCTCTTATCTGAATACTTAAAGTATGTAGTAAGATGACCAAATGCAATATGCAATAATTCATGTTTAAGTAGACCTAGTCTATGTTCTTCACTAAGACTCATCCAAAATGTTTCATTTATACATAACTGATAATTGATACCATTTTTACTAACACCAGCTGTTGGGACTCTTTTGTCATCCCAAAGCTTGTTTAACATAATGAGAAAGAACCCGTAATAGGGCTCTTTCAACATTAAATCTTTACATATTTTACTAAGACTTTGTTGTTTAGTCATTTCCTTTTAGTTTAATGGAAACTTCAAATTTCTCAGCTGGATAACCCATCTGACCTAAGAAGCCAATCATATTTTCAGTAAACAATTCCATGAATAGTTCAATAGATTGATTACTAGCTTTACCTTCTGTCATTGCTGATAGACAAGAACCAGTGCTTAACTCAGCACCTTCTTCTTTAGTAAATTTAGTTACAGCATTTCTAATTGCTATTTCACAAGTAGGACATGCTATTTCCCATTCTTTTATAGATAACTTACCATATTTATATAATACAATAAGTTCACCTAAATATTTTTCTGTGTCAACTCCTTTAAGAGCTTCAAATGCAACCAAAGCATTTTCTTTGTCTGTAGAACGTAACATGTTCAACAGGTTCTTTGTTTCTTCTTTGCTAAAAATCATATCATTTTTCTTTTTTTGTTTCTACAAGTTCAATCAGTTTATGAAGACAAGCAATTTCTGCTTCTTCATAGGTTTTAAACCGAATACTTCTATCTTCAGTTTTATTAAAATCTAGAGTTTCTTTACCTGACCAATTTAGATCTTGATAAGAGGAGTACCACTCTTTAGTATTAGGGTAGATTCCAATAAGACTATGTAAATCATACTTCTCTCTAAACCATCTAAATGCTTGAGAGAAGGTTGGTCTTGATGTCCAATTTAAAAATGAAGTATTATGATCCCAACCATGTATTGTTACACCATCATATATCATAGGTTTATCCTCTCCATAATAAGTTAAACATCTTTCTTTAAATCCAAGTTCTTTGAGTTTTAAAGCTAACTCATAAGACACAAATTCTTCTTCCATTAGTCTTCAATTTTAAGTGTTTTAATCATCCATTCTGTGGGTTTATTAATATTATCCACCCATTCTTTTGCACTTGGGATGTACCCATTGCAGTCTTCTTTGACATGTTGTTCCCCAACATATCTTATATACACTCTTTTTCCTACAGAATTAACAAAGTAAGTACCAAAATGTACTTCACATTCAAATATACCTTCACTGTGATGACGGAACATTCTATGTTTACTATGTCCTATCCAGGCTTTTGTAGCATCAAACCATTCATGAATATGCATATATTCTGATGGTTCTCCTCCCCACTTTCTAGCAGAAGATTTTGCATGTTCATATGGATGTGACATTAGTTTAAAGCTTCATCAATTAAACTACCTTCATGAAAATACTCTTCTGTGTTAGTAATATAAATTGTGTTTTCAATTTTATACTTACCAGAAGGAACCATAATACACAGTACACCATAGCCTCCATCATTATTCCACCAATCCTCAATATCATTAAGAATTCGGTCTTGGGCAAACTCTTCAATATCAGAATAGATTCCGCTATCAAGATCTTTTAAACTTGGTGCAGCATCAGTACCATATATAGATAATTGTGAAATATAATCAAATGCTGTTTCTTCATCTTTATCTAAAGTTTGAGTAGTATAATTGATATCTTCAATACAACCACTGTCTCCACCACCTGCATAATGTACTCTAATACCGGTTACACCACGGTCAGCCAACTGTAATAGAAGGCCTGTCATATCATTTTCTGTCATAACTATTTTGTTTTGTAAAACCTGCCAAGAATGTTGGCATTCAAATATTCTTCTTTTTCAAGCACCTCATACTTAAACTGATGCTTTACTTCTTGATAAGTCAATTCCATTGCTGAGTAGCAAATCATTAGAATTTCCCTTTTAATTACAACACCTGCTTTGTGAGCATCTTTAAGAGTTTTGTTACTACTGTAGTATCTCATAAAGTCAGGTTTAAGTTCCCTGGTGTATTTCTTTAGTCTCTTGTCAGTAGACATAGCCAAAGCTTTTTTACCCATAGGTTTCTTTATATTAGCAAAGAAGTTCTTCTTGCCAATGTATGCAACAGACTTACCATCTATGATAGCAGTCATAATGTAGATGAATC